GACGCATCTGTCCGAACTGATGGTGGACCAGGTTAGGACCGGCCTCCTCAAGCAGAGTTTTGTCGTAAAACACCTTCATCTCCGGGGACAGGTCGTTTCCGGTGGTCGCGGTGGTGTCGGTCGTCTTGTTTACGTAATCGTTGGGATCAGCAAAAAGCTGAAGAAAGAGGGGAATAAGCTGGATGTTAATTGCGTTCATTTCGTATCTCCTTTTTTGAAATTGTTTTGCGCGAGAAGATACACCGACCACAGGCGTTACCTGAATGTGATTCTTTCGCCTCTGGCGGCGCGGCGGATCAGCTCCTCGCGTTCCGCCTTTGTGAGTTTTGAGGGATCGCTCTTTACGACCGCCGCACTTTGAGCCGCGGATCCGTTTTCGGACGGTCTCCTCTGATTGGTGGCTGCTTTTGCGGCAATGGCTTCCTTCGTCTTTTCTTCCGTTTTCTGCATTGCAGCCGGGATCAGCTCACCCATGTGGAGCACCTCATATGCCTGCTGGATCCCGACGTTGTTTGAGATCAGCGACACGAACTGCTCGTTCTGGAGCTCGGATTCCAAATTGAAAGATGGATAGATCGCGGAAACTTTCGCACCCTCGGACAGCCACCTGTTGTAAAGGGCTTGAGCCGCTTTTTCGCGGCGCTCGGTATCGATCTCAGCGGAAAGACGTCTGTTTTCCGCCTCCACCTTCTTAAGCGCCTTGAGGTTTTCGACGCTCATGCCTCGGTCGAGAGCCTCTTTTTCGTAGTAGGCATCATCTTCGGCGATTGCCTTTGACAAAGCCTCGGTATCGGTCGCGTCAACGCCGTACCGTGACGCAAGCAGGGTGAGAGTATCGCCCAGCGCGTCGAATTTGTCCGCTTTAGCCTTAACGTTTTTAAGCCTTTTCTGCACCGCTGACGCCACCTCCGCGTCAAAAAGCGCCTTGAATTCTCCGTTCCTCGCTTCACGGAAACGGATGTCAAGATCCTCGGCGGCTTTTTTCGAGTCTTTTGCGCTTCGGCCGCCCGTTTCTTTTTCGGTGTCGGGAGCTTCGGCGCCGTCTGCGGGGGCCGATGCATTGTCGCCCGAGTCGCTTCCGGCAGCATCTCCGGCAGTACCTGCGGTCCCCTCGGCAAAAAGCTGCAAATCGAGAAGGTCAAACAAAGTCGGATTGTAAACTAACATACTTACTCCTGCCCGTGTCGTGGGCGAAACGATAATCTGTCCGTAACGTGGACGATGCGTTGACAGCCCGTAACGTGGGCGAAACGTATATCAAGCCAGACGCGCGGGGAAGTCGCCCTTTACGCGCAATCTGACCCGGTCACTGTAATTATACTCCAGGAGAAAATACCCCACAAAAATCGCCGAAATATCGCGCGAGAGAGAGTGGTACACTTTTGCATCCGAAAGCCTCGCGTGGATCGAAGCCTTCCCGCTCTCCAGCAGGACCACAGGAGGAACGATAAAAGCGTCCGGAAATGCATCGTAGATGTCGGATACTCTCTGCGCCGTCGTCGTCGTCAGGATCGAGACTGCAGCGCAGACGATGTCCTCTCCGTAAGGCGCGGAGTTTGCGTGCCCGGAAACGTCAAGGGAGAAGGTCATCTCGTCGTCCGAGGCGTAAGCGTTGACTGTGATCATCCGCGACGTCAATTGGGAGACGTAGATTCCGCGACTCGCCGCCTCGCGTCTCGCGTGACCTTGGGCTCACCGCCGGAAGTGTTGCCCGCTGAGACGTCGTCGACGCGGCCGCCCCCCGACAGACCGTCAGATGATGCGGATTTCGTCGGAGCGGCCCAAGCGCCCGCCGTCGGCATTGCTGCCATCATAGCCTGATACGCCATGCCCTGCTGGATAATTTTCTGTACGAGGGCATCCTTGCCGTCAAAGTCCATCATATCCAGACACAAAAGCGCCTGATCGGCCATCGCGGGGTTAAAAAATCCCATTTGGTAAAACTGGAGCGCAAGCTCGTTTTGCGCCATTTTGGAGTACGGCGAAGCCTTCTGCGCCGTAACCTCGATATCAAAGACCGGCATGCGCCACAGTCCGTTGGCGTCGAGCTGCGCAACAAGCCCGGCGTTTGAAAACATGACGTATTCTTCCGCGCCTCGCTCACCAAGGATGCGGAATTTGCGAGGCAAGTCGTAAAACTGCCGCACGAGCTCAATCACCAGATCGACTGTTTGCCGGAACGCACGGTATGATGCCTTGATGTTGTCTCTGGACAGCTTTGAGCCCGCCTCCTGGAGCGCGGCAATGGCAGAGCTTGCGGTCACGCCTCCGGAGGTGCCGCCGGTGGAGATATCTCGGTTGCCGGTGACCTCCTTGAGCTCCTCGATCTTGTTATTGAGCACCTCAACGTAGATCGATTCCAGCGGCTTGCCCTGGATCGGAAGTATGGAGTCCTGGCCGAGAGCTCCGTCTACGTGGACAAAGTCCTTGTCCTGATCAGCATACTCCTCCTCGTTGACAGCGCCGTCGTTCCGTATAAAGTGCCGGGGCTTGACATTTGCAAGCATGTTTTTGAGCACCGCCTGGTTGCCCCTGTCTATGTACTCCTGCGCATCCTTGGCGACGTCCACGTAACCAAAACCCGTGGGCATTCCCTCCACAGGGAAGAGGACGTCAAAAACGAATGGGTATTTGCCATGGTCGTACCATCCGGTGAGCCTGAGCTCCGGATCATTTTCCGTCGCGAAAAGCACCTCGTCGTTGACAAATTTGCAGTAATGGAGCAGCGTCCGGCCGTCCTGCCCTCGTTTTTTGTAGTACCAGTCGATCACAGCGGATTTGTCTGAGGTATCGATTGTCTCGTCGTATGTGTACTCGGCGGTCTTGACCGTCGCCGTACCAAGCTTTCCGGCAAGCTGCGGGTACTCATCGGTCAAAAGATCGTTATCCCGCAGCTCCACGTGGAACAGATTGCGGGACGCCTGGATGTCCGTTACACCCGGCTCCCAGAAAAGCTCGTGAATGTCGATTTTGCGTATCGCCACGTCTCCGAGACCGTTCGCGCGCGTCTTGTCCCAAAAAACGCCGTAGATCCCAGTGCCGGTTTTGAGCTTGTAGTGCCAGACGTCGGAGTATACCTGCTCGAATCCGGCGTAATCGAGAATTACCGGCACTACCGAGGACAACATCTTCGCCTCCGCCCTGTCCGCTTCCTCACGGGGGAGGATGTTAGGCGCCGGGAAGTTGTCCATGGCGTCGGCATGTTTGTTTTGCAGCGCGTTAAAGAGAAATCCGGACGTCGGCTGCACCGGATCACGCTTGTCGTGACGCAGACACGCCCAATGGCGCATCTTGTACCACTCTTCGTCCTCGGTAACCCTGCGGTCGAGATTTGCCTTGCCCTGCTTGTACCGGAGCAGGACCTTCGCTGCCTCCTCGACTGCGGCCTTTCCGATGGGCGCGTCGAGCGCAACGTATCCGTCCACAGCCTCAATCCGATCCGCGGATTCGGCAACAGGAGATTCGTTTGGAATCGGCATTATAACCTCCGTAATTTGTCAAAAATCGGCATTTTAAGCCGTTAGTCGTATATGATTTTGGTCTGAGGGATGTCCTCGCGCCTCGGAAGCACGTCCTCTTTAGGGATGTCCAAAAACAGCGCCTGCGGCGACGTATGATATCCGTCCGGGGGTAAATTGATACGCGGCCCGATGGGACGTGCCATGCAAAAGTAGCGGCTCTCGTCGGCGCAGTTGTGCGAGATGACGCCGCCCTGAATCACGAAATCGTGGGTATCGTCCACCTCCATGTTGTACACGTCAGCGCGTCCCGCGCGGGTAATTCGTTTTACCGTCATGCTTTAGCCTCCACTGCGTGGCGAGCGATCTGTGCCGGGAGCAGCAGAAGTGCTGCCCGCTTTTGTGCCCCAGATCCCGCGTCCTGTATTCTTCTCCGCACCAGTCGCATCGTCGGGTGTAATACTCTTTCCCGACCCAGTTGGCCTTCCCGCGGCGGGAATGCCATTCAAGGCCCTGTGCGCTGCCGTGCCATTCGCAGGCGAATTTCCTCGCGATCTCGATGGAGGCTCTTGACGCCTCCCTACGATCCGGCTCTCTCATATGCAGCGAGGAGTGTTCCCTGCCGGGAAGCAATTCGAGGTTGCCGACATCGTTGTTTGATCTGTCGCCGTCCTTGTGGTGGATGTGGCAGCCCGCCGGAATCTCTCCGTTGTGGTACTCCCACACCCTCCTGTGCAAGCGCACGCCTTTTCTCTGGAAATACTGCCCGCACAGGTAATAGCTTTTGCCGTCAAATTTCTGCACAGTGCTGCTGATCTTTGTCACTTCCAAGTGCTTTCACCTCCATACCTGCCGACAGACCCCCGGCGGTAATCCATCCGCCGTCCGGAAGCATGAATCTGTGGTCATCGGTGCAATTTATAACTGTGCCGTCGTCCATCTCGATACGGAGCACGTCTGTTTGTTTCCGCGTCATCCTGACATCTCTGTAACGGTGATAGGCACCGTCGTGAGACATGACGCGCCCCTCGGTCCCGACCAACTCGTCAATCCGGCGGTATCCCCCGTCGGTGAGAACAAGCGTGTCCCCGGCCAGGCAGTGGTCCTCCCCGGCAGTGTCAAGATCCTCAGGCCGGTGATCGTCGTATTGCAGCAGCGGGATGGTGCGAATAAACGCTTTGCAGTTTGAAAACACGTACATCATCGCGTATCCGTTTGCATCAAAAGCCATGCGGTAATGCATCTGCATCCATCCCGGGAGTCGCTGGTGATCGCCGGGGGAAAAGTGGACCCCGGCCTTTGCGGCGGTCTCTGCAATGCTCTCGCCTGTTTCGGCCGACCAGATCGCGGGATCCGCGACACCGATTATGCGCCGGCCCTTTAGCCATCGGTGCTCACTTTCGATACGTTTGATCTCGCGAAAAACCCGGTCGGGCGTCCACTTGACCCCCTCGTCCGGTGTCCCGGTGCATCCGTAGAGTTCGAGTATCCGGTATGCTACACCGTCGGAATCAACAGCCCACCAGCCGCATGAAAAGGGATGTGAGTACCCCCAGTCAAAAGAGCGGTACAGCTTGTAATCGGCGGTGATCTCAAAGGGCGCAATGACGTGTGTGTATCGGCGGTCCTTGTAGTGAGTCGGATCGTCCGTAAACTCCTCAAAGAACTGTCCCTCGTAGACGTCCCAGTTGCCGTAAAGCCACGCATCCCTCAGCTTAGGCGCCAAGGCCTCGAGCTGCTTGACGTAGTCCGGCTGTTCCCTCATCAACGCCTGGTTGTCAGTGACAAGACTTTGAATAAACGAATATTCCTCCGGATTCTCGTCGCTGTTGTAATGCTTGTCCACAAAAAGACGCTTGACCCAGCCATGTCCGACGCCGCCGGGGTTGCAGGTAAGATAAACTCGCTTTGGAAAATCGTTAGCTCCGCGGACGCAGGCGACCAGGACCCGGAACTGCTCCTCGGTAAACTGCGTCGCCTCGTCGATGTAGAGAATGTCCGTCTCGGTGCCTTGGTAGTTAAGCAAGTCCCGGTCGTTATTGCAGTACCGGAAAAGGGTTTGCGAGCCGTTTGCGAAGCGCATCTCCTTTTTGGTGTCGTTGTACTTGTATGATCCGGACGGCAGTGTAGCAAGGAGCGGCTTGATGTGGTTTGCGTACAGCTCCGGGTAAGACCGGCGCATGATCATTTGGGTGATTCCCGGATGTGCCATCGCAAGGAGTACGTTTTTGGTGCGTACCGCCCAGCTTTTGCCGCCGCCGCGCGCACCTCCAAAGGCAACGTACTTGTGTCGGTCGGCAAGGAACAGCCTTTGCCTGGGATTGGGCCTGCCCAGATCGACAGTAAGCTCGGTCACTCCAGCCATGCCTGCGGCACCTCCTCGGAGTTGTCTGAGCCCGGATCGATCCTGATCACAAGTTGCTTTGTCGACTCCGTCTGAGCCTGTTCTGCGTCACGCTGGAGCTTGCGGATCCGGGCCTCTTGCTCCCGCATGTCTGCGTCTGACCTTAGATGCAGCACATCCGCAAGATCTTTGAGGGCGCCGGTGACGTCCCTCGGCTTAAGCCCCAGAGAGACCATGTCGCCGGAATCCACCAGCGTCTCAAGCTGGGTGGCCACCTTGTACGCAATATCGTAAAGCTTGACGTGGTAATTCGCCGCCTGCTTCTGCGCCGCGGCGATTTGCTTCGTCCCGACGTCGCGCCTGTACTGCTCCTTGAGCGCATACCACTTTTCTTTGGCCGCTCTGCTGCGGAGCGTGGAGTACGGCACAGCGCGTTTTTTGGCCAGCACTCGCGTCGAGATAGTCGTCGTCACATATTCGTTTTTGATGTCGTCCCAATCGGCGTCCGAGCGTATATCCACGCTGTGCCTCCTTCCTGTTTTGCGGTCTGAAACCATTGTACCACACGCAAAAATCCCCCAGAAAAGCAAAAAATAAAAAAATTTTTCAAGGTTTGGAGGGGCGGATCCGAG